ATTATCAACTATATGTGTACATGGATTACAAATAAGGTCATCAGCAGATACAATATACAGGGGGATACATTGTATACGTGTATACATGTATACAATGTAAGAGGGGAAGCGATTAGCATTCTCGGTAAAAGATTCAGAGTTAGCCTTTATGATCCCCGAGTAATGACGATAACCTCACGCTATCAGCCCCGCGTACATCCCTGCATGCACCCTACACGGGGTATACGGTTGAGCTAATAACCGGGTACAAATTTCTAGTATATCGCACTGAAAAATGCCTACCCGACTAATACCTACATTATCTAATCCGAGTCCATTAACGCCACAATGTTACGCAAGCTAATCTCGATTTCGTCAAATCTCTCAGGCTCAATATTAGCAAGGTTATGTATCTGAGTGATCTCGCAAAGCCGGACGCTTATACGGTGCGACATGCACGATAGCAGTGCCAACCGTGTATGCGCTTCATTCTCACCCGGCAATAAAGTTATATCCAAGGCGCTACCAAAAAAAATATTCCCAATCAATTTCCATCTAAGAGACAACCATATCATATTGTCCCTAAAAGCATTCAATACCATTACCACCCTCCTTACCAAATTAACGTTTGCTTTGCCCAGTCATTTAGATCTGCCAGCGCTACGATGCTGCGCAATCCTATCTCAATCTCTTTGAATTCGAATTCACAAAGCTCGTAACCCCGAACAAGATCGTAAGCCTGAGCAACGTTCTGAAGTTGAAGGCTTACACGATACGACATATGTGATAGCAGTATTAACTCCGTACACACTTCATTCCGGCCAAGTAACATAGCAACGTTAAATACAGCATCAAGGGTATCCCCCATTAATTCCCATTGCCCAGATAATCGCGCAATGCTGTCCCTAGAAGCATTCTCAGTTATCATAACCTACCTCCGTTATTCATCATATTCCAATTCAATCCAGTCAATATTACCAAGAGTTGACTGCTTGAACTTGTCAACAATGTCTAGCTCTGGTTGCTCTGGATTTTTATATCTGCCGTGTCTGCGCTTTCGGATTTCACAGAAACAATCAACATCCGGCCACATTATCTCGCCCGAGTCTTTGTCCTTATAGATACGAGACTTACAGTAACGACACACTCCTATTACCACGAGTTTATTTCTTCTTGATTTCATCGAGCTTTCCTCCGTACTCACCATGTTCACTGAAAGCTGTTAACAGTATGTCAACTTCCTCCTGGATGATATTCATAATCTGGCTTTGATCCTTTCCCACCAGCAAGGGCGAGAGCCTTGACCTGAACAGGTTCAATCCGTTCTTTACAATGTTGATGCGCTCCACCATCGCTCTCTCGAAATCAGTCCATGACAGCAATGATCCTTTTACTTGTTCAAGGATAATTTCCTCGCGCTTAGCCCGAACTTTCTCCCTATTCGCGCGAGCCGTTTTGTAAATAATATCAATTTCCTCTATACTCCCAGACGCCGTTGACTTTAAACCCTTTTGATATTTCTTCGACCAGCGATCCAGTTCAGTAGATGTTAAGTGTCCATCAACATCTCTATTGATATTACCTTGTGTCACATGATAGGATAGCTTTTGTTTTGTGATTCCCAGGTATCTTGCCGCCGCCGTATCCTTCACGAAGACTTGAATATCATCAGGCGTACCCGAGCTATCGAGATCCTTTTCCCTTGCATCCAGGGATTGCAGGGCCTCTCTCGATGCGTCTCCCTCATCCCTGACACGGGAAATTGCTGCCTGGTAATCCGCAACCTTGCCTTTCAGATCACCGGTATCTAATTTATCCCTACCCCCGGTATTTTTTTTGCTACCATGTTTATTCATAGTGCCAAACCCTTTTTTTCGTAATACTCGATAATCGCTTCCTCGCACTCTTTGACTTCAGCTCTCAATCTTTTCTTTTCTTCGTTATCAGATGAAAAAGAGATGATTGCCTCTTTAATCTCGACCCGTAGTAGGCAGGATCGAACTTCGTGACTTATACTTAACCACGGAATATATTTGCTGTCTTCACCGAATGGATTTGTTAAACACGGATTGATATTTTTTTCGTTATCAGATTTCTGCTTAAATACTTTCCATGGTTCCATGGCAAAACTCTTTATACTCATAACTGTACCCCTATAGACTTTACCGCCGCCTTCGCTTTATTTTTTCGCTTGAAATTCTTTCTCGGAACGATGAAGTGTTCTTTATCATGCTGGGTCGCATCCTGCACTTGATAAGAAGTTAGCTTATTGATGTTGCGCCCATCGTTAATGATTACCCGCCTTTGACCCGTTCCATTCTTGATACGAAACGCTTCGTACAGCACTCCCGGCTGAAGCGTCGTCTGACACAATATCGAGTCACCGACCTCTCTTTTCTTGCTCGGAACCAATTTATTCTTTTTCGGGAAAAAGGAAATAATCTCAGCGACCCAAGCACTGCCATCAGATCGAAAACTAAAGGTTTTGGGTTTGATATCCTCAGGTCTCATCATTACAGCATCCTTTCCTTTTGTATCATATATTTGTTGCAATACTTGCAATATACATCGTCATCATTAAGATGCGTCATAACTCGAAGGGAAAACGGATAGGTAAATATGTACTCCCCTTGAAACTTTTGATTTTTCATGTGCCCAACTGCGAAGCCGTCGTTGACAATGGTCGGGGTCATGGGGTCCACGTGATACCATAGATTCCTGTAAAGTATCTCGATCCATGCATGACGGTATCTACGTGGACCAGGCAACTCGTTACCTATTACTATAATTGTCTTTCTGTTTGCCATGGAATCTTTTTCTGCGAGCAGTGAAGCGTAGAGAAAGCACTTATGTACACAACAAAAATGCTTGAGATTATACTGTAATTTCTTCACCACTCGCAGGTTGTCAGGATTCGGAATATATCTCGTTAACCCGTAATCAACTATAGTTACCATCGGACTGTTTCCTTATCGGTCACCCTGTCGTCTGTACCCGCAAGCGTTTTTTGGTATTCAATGAGGAACGCAAGTTCCGTGAATGCTGCGGATAAATGCAATGTACCCCCGTTATTGCGCACAAGATCTGTGCACCGGGGATCTTTATGTGAATCGATATCTATTTCCTCACCGTTATACCAATCAATCAGGTGCCCGATAACTGCGCGATAGACCCGGCTCCACGACATTCCCCTTTCCCAGTTCCGGTCACTGTACTCCGTAACACCATACGTAAGGCGAGCCGCCAATGATTTGATCACAGAGGTTGGAATCAAGTCATATCGAAGCTTATCCTTATCGTGCTTTACACCTGGTTCCTGCTTAAGTTGCGAAGTCAAGGGAAACATGCGTGCTGTTTCCGCGCTTGGTCTGCTTTCATTCTCATATATCTCATCCCGCTTTAAACCCATAATTTATACCCCCATTGTCCCTAGAAATCGTAATCACATACCTTATTACCGGTGTAGCCGTAGTTTGCTTTGCGTTCAATATCCGAGGATCTTGAATTGAATTTATTGATAACTGATTCTTGAATATCCGGCCTCATTATCGCTGTCAAGATGCTCTTGGAAAACATTCTTGCCATGGCGTGTGTAATAATATTCATTCCGTATTCAATATCCTGTCTGTTTAATTCGTTTTGCTCATCTTCTCTTTCCTGTTTCAATTCATCTTCTAGTATACTCACAATACTCTCCTTTTTACTTGCTGAAACACTTTAAGTTCAATTCAACTTGACTCAGGATGTTTATTCTTTACCATGATTTTCGTTTCCACGAACAAACCACGCTATTTTTTCTTGGTTTGCTTTTGCTGTCCAATGCGTACCTTCCCACTGGGCGCTACACCCTTGAACCGCCGACAGGATTCCAGGTACGCACAACTCTCAAACATTGCCCCGGCATGGCCCGCATTCCTGAATTGCGCAGATGGATTCATGTACATTTTGCATACCTGTGATCCAAATTTGTGCACCTGAATTATTTTGTCGCAATTAGCTGCCCTGCACTGCTCGGTTATCTCCCTCATCCCAATACCCCCCCCCTTTTTTTGTGTTTTGTGTTTTATAGTGTTAAGATTCGATTGAATTGCCTGATTATATCCGCAATTTCGCAATTTATACCAGTCGTAATTTCGATTACTCCCCCCTTTTGATTAATAATTCTGATACTGTAACGTATTGATACCAGTTCACTGCATTCAATTTTCCCTATTGGAAAAATCTCAACGTGTATTGTCTGATTATTATCGATATGCGAATGTGCCGATACAGTTTCTTCGATACTTGCTTCATCAAAACAGTTCACTTCCTCATTATTATGGCGAAACCGACCGTACCAACCTTTGTCGCTACACGCTTCCCCTCGCATTGACCTGGCTGTTATGTGTTGCAAGCAATGCATGGCGTTACTCATAAGTGCACGCAGATGACCAAGATCTTCTTTGTGCACTATGTAAACAGCGAAAACCCGACTGCCTTCCTCTGTATCAACAACAATACGTGACCTGTAAAAATCGGGATAAAGGTAATCCAACTGCTTAGTTGTGTCTATCGAAACGGTGATTTTTTGTACAAAATTCCCTTCAATATTATTCATAAGACCTTGAGATACATATGTACATTCATGTTCATGATAATCCGATATAAAATTCATTCAATCCCCCTTTCTCTCCTTTACGGCTTCATTGTAACTAGGTGTGGCAACTCAAGTTTTTCGGACGGCTCAGACTTAAGTTCTTCAGGCGGTTTGATACCCGACTTAATCTCAACGATCTTGGTGCCTATATCGATTAACGCCGTTACACTTTTCTCATGCACTTTTGTTCGCATTTCGTGCAAGAGATTAGTATCCTTGACCGCTTTCCTAGCTTCGTTTAAGCTTCTCTGGGAATCGATAACCGCAGTCCTTGACGCATCAAACATCCTAGTTGCAACAATCAACTTCTCAACCAAATGCTCCATCTTGGTTTCATCCATTTTCCAGTCTCCTTGTTTTATTTTATTAATTTATGGTTAACAACTAATTACAACTAATCACTACGTGCAAAACAATGGAAATGTAAACGTCCGCCCATGCTCAGGATGGGTTATCCAACCAGCCTGCACTGGTACCTCGTAGGGGAACGACCCTCGCATTGCATATTCATTGTAGCCAATCAGCGACCCGTTGGCGATTACCCTGCTCAACATCTTATATTGATGAAAGTGCCCCATCGCTAAGTAGTCGTACGGTATTCCCTGAGTAGTATGTGCTACCCTCTTTTTCATTTCGCCGCGTATCATAGGGGCGTCAACCCCAATAAATCCTTGACCGCCGCCGAATTCACAACCATGGGTAAGCAGGTACTGGTACCCGGCTACCTTGAAGCGCTGTGTGTATCCATCTGATACATTTATATTGACCTTGCTGCCCGCAAACACTTTTTCTATGTATTTGTAGATAAGCCAATCGTAACTTGTATAACAAAAGTTCTTCGCCGGTATCTTCGTTGTGGTTCGGGCATGGTTGCCAGCAACGCAATACACGTTAACCGCATCGAATAGCTTGGCAAGATTGGTGATAATCCATACCAAATCTTCATACGTTCGTAGCACAATTGGCATTATTGGCGAAATATTGGTCGCGGTCAATTCCTCATGAATATCACCGTTAACCATATCACCTGCCAGCAAAAGATTGAGTTCGTTATCGATTTTCGGCAAATACCGCGTAACGATCTTGTGAATATTTCCGTATAACGTTTGAACCCTTGCCGTGTAATCATCCATGGTGGTCATTTTATTCAATCCATGAATTTGATCTGGGTCAACATACTCACCGTAGTGCCAATCGGACAGCATTACAGATAGTGTGCCTGCATGCGATTCATTCTTGCTTGACAGTCCAGACCGGGCACCGTTGGTATCCATATCGTTAATGCGATCAACATCAAAAGGAAGTTTGAGTAATTCAATCGATCTCTGTAGATTCCCCTCGCTTGCAATCACCTTCTTTCGCAGAGCAGTGTTCTCTCGTTGTAGGTCGCCAATAGCTATCTTGTGGCGCGCAAGCTGAATATTATGATCCACTGCCAATATATGGATCATTTCGTCCTGTTTTTGGACCTCAGGGTTACTGCTGCCATTAACATCATCCGGTGAGCAGCTCTTCTGTTCTGTATCTGTGTTTATATCTACATCCATACTCCTTGCTGCATAGATCGCTTTTTTCCATGTCCCGAACATTCTAATGTACGTTCTGGATGTTGCTGGTTTATCACCATAGCTATCAAAGGATTTCATGGAAATCGTATTCTCAACGCTATCATGGATATGTTTTTGTAAGTATGTAAGTAAATCCTTTTCGTTACAAACAAAATTCCTCATGCCCGCCGCCCTCCTCTTTCTTTTCTTTTTTGGTTTACCATGACAATTTCATACAATTCCTTGTAATTCTTGAATACCGGAATACCACAATCCCTGGCTTCTGCTACCTCCCAACATGAATCAGAACTTGATTCCCAATCGGGAAGAACAACAACAGCATCGCATCGGCGCAATAATTCCAGGCCCCCCTCTAACCAAACATAGCTGTCACAAGCCCCATCCATTAAAGCTGTGTTTTTGTGTGAACAAATCACGGTAAAGCCAGCTTTCCACAATTTTAATGCCAATGCTTCGGCGCGTCGAATATTTTGCACTACCTCATATCCAGTGCTTGCCCTGCGTGGCCCCGTTATATAAATCACGGTTTGACGCCTTGGAACCAAATTGGATATATCAATACCCTTGTTATTAATAATACTCATACCTTATACCCCCTTTACAAGCATTAGAATTTCTTGTAAAGAATATTTCGCACCATATCGCTTTTCACTCCCTTTTCCAAGGCGCCCTGAACACTTGTTTAATACTTCTGCTTTCCGAAGCAAATTTCGCAAACATCCTTACTCCCCAGTATACCCAACTTGCTCGCAACTTAGACATACCGTCTTCAATACATATCCTTTTTAACTCAATATCAGCCTGCTTACGTGCTGATTTCGGTAAACATCCATTGCGAATTAATTGGTATAATGCATCATGAACTAGCGATCCTCGCATAAAATTCTTGGTGTCAATCGTTGGGCCGCTGGGACCATCCCAGGCATATCCCTTGAAGATTGTTAAGATTCCATCATCCATTAACGACAAGTAACTATCATACCAATAAATATTTGTACCCTTAATGCCTATCTTAATGACACAATGTTCTATTAATTGATACCCGTACCCCTTCTTATAATAAATACAATCATTCATTTGCTTACCGGTCCCCCCTTTTTTTTATTATAATCTCTCAACATCCAAGCTCTCCAGGAAACCCCTTGAAAACAATTTGCGCTTTCGGGATATCAATTGACAAGCTTGACGATCCATAATGTACGTAACGCAACTATCATCCATGCTTCTCATGCCTCGCCCGGCCATCTGCTCGATTTCCTGAGCGGTTATTGATTTGTACCAATATGAACCAATATTTTCAGAGTACAATCTCTGCTTAATTAACTTGGATGCCAATGACTTATACGGCGCTTTTGCTACTATCGAAAAGCGACATGAATCATAAGGCAAATCCAGGCCCCTTCCAGAAGAAGGCGACACGAAGACTAGGGGTTCATTAGAATACTGAAATTTATTAAGTACATCATACTTGTTAGCTGCTTCATGGGTAATCAATCTCTTGTCCCCGATACTCATAATAGCTTGATTCAGCTTGTACGATACTGAATGTATGATCCCTTTTTGTTTTTTATGGCGCGTAAGGATCTTTTTTATATCCCGTAATAACTTTGGGGTCTCTTTATCCAGTTCCGTATAAACCATGTTCGCTGAATTTGTTAATATCACAGGTCTCTGCTCTGCGGGAAAAGGCGTTTCGATTTCACCCAAAGTTATCTGACTCGAAGTGAGACCGAGTGTGTGAGTTAACACCTTTATCGTTGGAAAGGTTGCGGATAACAATAAGAATTGCTCAGCGTGATCCCAGAATAACATTTTTGTTATTGTCGGGTTTAGCCAAACTGGCTGAAATGTCATTCCGGTTTGATTGCGTTCGTATATCCAATTCTCATCCACTATTTCGAGAAAAAGATTAATTTTTCCGAGAATACTACGCAGATACTTTTCTCGTTTCAGTAACTGTATATCAGTTGACCCCTTGGCCCGAGCCACTGCATGAGAATGGGCCGGTGTAATAGTTGCCTTGACGTTCTCTGCCCATTCCAGCCATGGATTTATCCCCTGTTTCGAGGTAGCCGTTTTTCGTGCGGGATCGCTAAGCTTAAACTGTGAAATAATTGATTGTGAAAATTTCAATGATAAATACGAATACAGCATTTCTTCAAGTTGATCTGCTTCATCAGCGATAATCGTTTGTGTTTTTAGCTTTCCGATGTTGTTAACTTCACCTAAGAAATACGGATAGTTGGTTAACTTGTAGGGATTGTTGAAAAATTTATTACGTTCTTTTTGATAAACACAATCCTGTTTTATTTTGCATTGCATAACCCCCGGAGGACAATCATCGCAATTTAAACCAGGGTACCGGATACACGGATAGTTTGACTTACCCTTAATAGTTGAGATTTCCGGAAAACTTTCAACCATTTGATCTTGAAGGTATTTTGTGCCAACTAAATACAGGAACCTGGAGCTCTGAATCCCGTAGCAAGTACCAATTAACGACTTTCCAACTCCGGTCCCGGCCCGCAAGATCTTGATTGATGTCTCAGCTTTGTCGAGAAAATCAAGTGCCGCGTCTTGTTGGGGTCGCAATTCCTTGTCTGAAAATTTACTGAAATGATTTTTATAATCGATAAACATAATTTGATTCCATACTTAAGACTGTTTGTCTTATTGGTTACGAATGTTTATTTATTACGTCAATGAGTTTCAGAACCCATGCAATTCCATTGTAATCACGAATATCGATAAGATGCTTAGCGATTGCATCAATGTGGTAGAATACATCGTTGTCGCAATTACAATCAAAATTGCTTTGAACGGTAAAGCCAAAATTCTCGATTGCCTTAACCTCTGTGTCCGTAACTATAATCATTGCGTGCGCTTTCCAGTTGTCAAAAAATGAATCTATGATTTCCGTACTTCTTTCCTCACTCCATCCCGTAGCCGTTGAGAGCTGCTTGATGTTTTGAGATTTTTCACCAAAAGGACACCTTATAATACAAGCGTTTTTCATTTTAACCTCCTCCTTATAATATTGATTTGTGACTCTTTCTCTGAACTTAAAACTTGTTATTGTATGATGCTAGCAAGCACAAAATCGCCTTGATTCCATTGTAATCCTTGATATCAACAAGGTGCTTGATGATTGTATCGATATGGCGAAGTACAGCATCTGGGCTCAGGGATTCATCACTTGGTTGTTTTGGATCAACGGTATCAGTGGTGATATTAGTAGTGGCATCAGTAGCGATATCAACGATCTCAACAGTATCGGCGATTTCAAGGGCCTCAATAATCTCAGGAGCATCAGTGGTCTCGACGATATCAGTTACAATATCTGTGTTGTTAATATCTTCTTTTATACAACACTCATACTTGATGATTCTGACTTTGAAGCCGTTTGCAGCTATACCTATGAGTTCCTCCGTTGTAACATCCACATACGCTTTGTAATAATACATTACTTGATCGATAATTATTGTACTTCTCTCCTCGTTCCAACCCGTAGCAATTGCCAGGTGATCGATATTTCGAGACCTTTCCGGGAAAGGACATTCGGAAATACAAACATTTTTCATGTTATCACCCTCCTTACCAAGATAGTCTTCTTGGATAACGAAACCGTGATCTTTCAGCGACAGGACATTCAAATCGGTAACATTCATAGTCGCCTCTCCATGCTCGTCTATCCGGTCAACAATTCTCTTGCTTTCCATTAAACTCAAATCCATAGCCAATCTCAACTGTTTGATGTTTTCAATCTTTTGATCCTTGTAAGGACATTTTGTGATGTAAACATTTTTCATTTTACCGATTCCCTCCTTGAAAATTTAATCAGGTACCACTAATTGCAAGTAAGCGCGAACCAGATGACCGGCTATAGTAATCTGCCAGTGAGCAGGAAATTCCATTCTACTGGGAATAAATCCCTCCGGCCAATGTCCTGTGGTACTCAAATGTTTATACGCCTGAAGATGTTCAATGTCATGCACGTCGAACCATTCTGTTATTTTTTCCATAATATTCACAGTTCCTTTTTTTGAATTATTTACAAATGCAGTATGTTCACGAACATCCATCCTACTCTTATTACTATGAATCTCATTTTAATTCATAGTTTCAAATGGATTCGCTTGCAGCATTCTTTCTCACGTATCAACTAGTATGATAAGGCTCTGCTTAGATTGGATAGCAACTCCAATCACTTGTAAATAATAACAACTTTTTTTTGTACAACTTGAATAACCAATATGTAACACAATTCTAAACCTGAGAAAAAAAAATCTAAACTAATTGTCATTTTTTTTAATCATTTTTTTGGTACATAATTTGCAATCCTTATATAGATCCTCGTATCGCAAATATATTATCAAAACTCACGAACAACCTGAATCGAAATTACATTAATCATCAAATCGAAAATCAACAAAAAGGGGAACCAGGAAACTCGAATCAAAAATCGATAAATTATGATTCGAGTTTTTCAGTTTCAACTTGATACTTTTTTCATACTAAAAACAAAAAAATCAAACTCCCTCTAATCGTTTTAAGAGCACGAAGTATCTATACCGTATACAATGGTATTAAAAACTTAAATAAATCGATTCTACCCTATCATGCTTTGCGATTTTACGTCATTTTTAATGAGATTCGTAATCCAGATATCAAAAATATGATTCAAAAGTGCTAAAAATTAGCAAAACAGTTTCAAATCACCCCCCTTGGAACCCCCCTTCTTAATACGCGCACGTGTATACACACTTTACCCCTACGTGTATACAGTACTGAAGTAAAGGCGAAAAAAAGAGAAGAAAAACAATACGTTAGATTAGTGAAAAGTACTTAAAAAAATTGAAATAACATGGTATTGTGAAATGATTTCACAAAGTTTTACATGCGTTAAGTAGTTGATATTATGTATAGTTTACGGTGAGCAAGTATACTACACGTTTTGGGATAACTATAACTACGGTCCTTTATTACGAAATTTCACTTTTTTGCCCAAAACGTTTCATATTGGTACACTTTTATGAGTAAAAAAAATGCAAAAAACGCTCAAAAAAAACCCTCTTATCCCAGGACTTATCCCCGGTTTCAGACCATGTTTGCAAAATATCAATAACAAGTAATAGTTTTACTTATTATTTTTGGGTTTCGGGGCAGAGTTTCAACCAATAGTTAAAGTAACACTTTAACTTTGACCAGGGATATTTAATACGATAATGTATTTTTTTTTGATATGATATAAAATATTATGCTATGTTTCGGACATTCGACGGGAATCCTTATTATTAATATTACTTTTTCGGAAAAGGAATTACGCTTATGAATTTAAAGCGAAGTGCCGGCATAGGCGCGAAGACAAGCAAGACGCAATCACAAAACAGTAACGAATCTACCCCTATAATCGTTACAAACAAATCATTGTACCCGATAGACACCATTAAGATACCAGATGGATTTAAACTGATTGTTGACCCGAATGAACAGCAACCATTATTTTCCGAAAAATTAACACCGGGCATCCCGCTTGCGAAACATGTTTTAAGAACCGGCGATTATTCCATTGATGGCTTTGTCGAGCGCTATACAATCGAACGAAAGAAAATCTCAGACCTTTATACGCTTGTAGTTGATAAGAATCATACTATTGATAAAATTGATGAAATGGCTAATCATTGCTTTGCATGCTTATTGATAGAAGCATCTGAGGATGATATCATGCACGGTTCCCGATACACTAGAATTAAACCTGCCTGTGTGTATGGTTTCCTTATGAGTCTACAAACCCGTTTTGGAATCCATGTATATATCTCGAACAATAGAGATGCGTGCAGGAAATACATCCTAACAACCGCAACGAAATTTTTTAGATACAATAAATTTGATAAAAAATCTTCTCTCGAGAAATCAAAGGGGATGAAACGGAGACGAAATAAAGTTAAGGAATCTCTCGCAACTGGACGAATCAAGAAACCGAGACCCAGAATTATTACAGTATAAAATGAAAGTAATTAATAAAGAAAAAAAATGTCTTATCGAGATGTTAGGGAAGGCAAACTGGGAATCTAAAAAGTTTGGAGTAAATAAATTTGAAAAATGGTTAAAGGAATTATCAACTAATCATTTAAGTACAGAATTTATTTGCTTCCTGGAAAAACAAGCTGTTTATTATCAATCAAAAAATAAAAAGTATGCAAATTACCTCTATCAATTGATTGAACAAAGTGAAAATTATGAGTAACAATAACGAATTAGCGGATTGCTACTGCAAGTCGGTTACAGGTATGTCGGAAAAAGAATTCATGGCCCAGGTGATTGTTCTAAGCAAAATTATAAAGCAACTATATTTAATACGAAAAAGCAATAGCAACAATTAATAGATAAAAGCCTATGAAATTAATATCTAATAAAAATGATAAGGGTCAATTCACTAGCGATAAAGACAGCTCACCGATAACAATCAAGGGGTCTGCTGGTCGTCGTATTCGCTTAGATAAAACATTTGGGGCGTGGGCCTCCGAGATAGCAAAGGTTAAAATCCCTTACGCTTTTAATATTCGCAAGGGAAACAAATCATCATTAATACAATTTCGTGCCGAGGAAAGCCATTCCCGGACAGTCGAATTGCTAGCTCGACACTATGCACAGGGAAATACTAAGTCGGAAATCTTACGCGCAGCCATGGCGATAGGTTTAGGGTATATATATAGAAGGGCAGTCAGCGAAGGTGCCCTGAATGCTACGGCGAATGCTCAAGTTTGGTGTCAATTACAAGAGACACTTGAAGGTGTTACTGCCAAAGATGCTGTTAAGAAAGAAGTTTCCAAAATGTTAAGTCAAATCAAGTCCGGTGTAGATTCAAAATCTATTAACAACGATGAAGCAATTGATCACTTGAAATTGATTTGGTCTTATGCTGGTAGTATCCTTGGTGAACAACTTCAGGGAAAAATTGAAAATGATTTTAATGACAAGATAGTAAAAAAAGTTTTCCTTGAAAGTAAATCAGACTGGTAGGAATAGGGAATATGTATTATGAAATTATGTAAAAATAAAACGCTAAAGCACGGCAAAGATCAATGTATCCACAATATCAAAGCTAACGATGGGACATGTTTGTGTAGTTTAGGTGCAGAATTCTTGTGTCTTGAAAATAAAAATATCGAAGTACACAGGCTATCTATGAGTGCCATTGCTTCATGGAATTGTAAGATGAAATATTATTATAAGTATATCAGGAAATTAAGTATTCGCGATGAGTATAAGTCCCCAGCGCTAAAGGCGGGAATTATTTGGGACAATTATTGTGAGGATGTAGTTAAGGGTACTGTTGACTATAATAAATTAACTATTGCTTGTGAAAAATATAATATCCCTAAGGCTATTCATGGTAAATTATCTGCACTTGTCAGGGCCTGCATCGAGCTTGGAGTTGATAGCGCAATGACAATCAATAATAAAGAAGTCGTCACGCAATCCAAGTGTAGCGGTGAGATTGATGGATACGAAATTGTAGGTGTACTTGATCGAAAATATGATGAATACTTTGTCGAAACAAAATTGTCTTCGCGTCCATCATATTACTCAGAGAAGCAGAACATTTATAATCAGGTAGGTATTTATTTCATGCTTAACCCGGAACTTGAAAAAGTTATTATGGAAGTTACTAAGATGCCCGCTCAGAAGATAACACAGGATGAAAGTGTTGAGGAGTTTGAAGATAGAGTGTGTGCCGATATTATCAAGAGACCCTCTTTTTACTTCATCGGTATTGATCGGGCATCGGGTAGCTTTGGTACAACGTTTTACAGGCAGGAATTTAACTACGATTGGTTAAGGCAAATGATTCATAAAGTAGGGTTGGACATCAGACATACTATTGACAACGATCTCTGGTACCCGAATCACGCCATGTGTATGAATCCATTCATGTGCGATTTCTTTGATATCCATAAGACAGGCGGGATATCTGATTTAATTTTCAAGGAAAGAGATATAAAAAAATAAGGGAGGTACAAACCAATGAAAGTAGAAATTGAAAGTAGTTTTTTGTCAAAGGGTAATGAAGAAGACAAGGTAAGGGCGATAGAATGTTTTCTGGGTACAAGATTTACAATACCTGAAATTGTAAATGCGCTTAGATCGTTAACCAACAAAGATCCCGTTCTCGCCGAACTTGATGATGAGGAAATTTCAAGATTAAAGAGTGGTGGTTTCGCTATCTACGGAAAGCGATAATCGTAAACAGGGACAAGGGATCGTAAAATATTAGGAGGCAGTTAATGAAAAAAGTATCATTTGAAAAATTCAAGAAAGACGGTTCCGGTTGCTCGATTCTCGTTTACGGGAAAACCGATGTTGGGAAAACAACTAACATTTTGGCCACCTGTGAAAAACCAGTGGCTTACATCAAAACTGAACGCAGATCTCTTGGTATGACAATGGATGCGCTTGGAATTGATAATATTGATGGTAATGTATATGAATACGAAGATTGTAATTCCTTAAAAGAGTTGCTTGCGGACACAAAGGAATTTGCGGAATACAAAACAATCGTTATGGATTCCTATACATATCTGAGCACAGTTTTGCTTATCCAAGAAATCAACGAACAAGCGTATCAGGGTTATATGGACTCATCGAAGACCCAGAAAAAAGCCAAGGTTAAGAGCTTGGTCTACCAATCTAAGTCCGGTGAGGAGGGCTACGGTGCTCTTGCGTCCCAGATGATGCGTATACAGGAACTACTGACTCAATACGTTAATTCGGGCAAGACCATTGTTTGTATCTGTCTCGTTGAAACAAGACCGTCGTGGGCTCTACTTTACGATTCGGCCCCGTTACTTGGTGGACGCATGTTTCCCAAGAACGTAACCCAGTACTTTGATCTCATCGGATACGTGTTTGATAGACTTGACAAGGATGGAAACAAAAAATATCCACCATACATTTCTTTTGCTGGTGAAATGTATGATAATGATGGGGAATTAATTGATCCACCAGGAACGTTTCTAAGTAAGTACTCAGGAGTCAGAAAAAAACTGACCGGAGTTTTACATATTGAGAAGCTTGTTAATATGGCAAGAAACAAGAAAACAAAAGGGGGTGAATAAGGCACTGAAAAGATAATGATAATTTTATTAAATACGATGAATACGAATCTTGAATTAAACCATTAAAAAAGGAGCAAGGAAAATTATGATACTCAAGGGAAACGACAATGCCGATGGATACGATATGGGTTTCACCACGCCACCAGAGGGAACTTACATCTGGATGGTCAAGGAAGGTATCGATTTTATTGTAAAAGATGATGGAAGTTCTACTATTATGATTCCGATTTCCATTGTGGATGTAATCGATGGGTCTGCACAGGTTGGCGAAAGCTCCTGCATCTTTGCCGGAACGGATAACAAGTACGGTGAAAGGGTCCTGCTTGCAATCATGGATTGCACGGAAACGCTCAACAAGATTATCAAGAAACTCGGAGCCGATATCGATCCAGCAAGCGAAGAGTTTCTGCAAACCCTCCAGATCACCCTGGTTGACAAGATCTTCAAGGCTACCCACGAACTCAAGGATTTCAAGGGAAAAGAGGTTGTGAACTTCACAAACTTCAAGAGTACACGAGCCCCCAAGACTGTCGGAACCGCGAAGGCCACTGCAAGGTCTAAGGCTGCTCAGGTAACCCGGGTAAAGCCCGTCGCCGAGGTTAACGTTGTTAACGATAATAACGATGATGAAGACTGGGACTAAGGTTATAACTAGTAATTGATTACCATGATATCGAAGTATAATCAATGATAGTGCGCGCGCCATAAGCTGTAAATGTGGCGCGCGTATCTATAATAATTCTAAAGAGGAAAAATTGAATTATGAAAAAAGACAAAATAAATGAATTGAAGGTTGCTATTTTAAATGAACCGGGTAGGCCAACTGGACTTACAAGATTAAGGCAAGTCCTGGATACAATATATTACAGTGCTACTACTTTCTTCATACTGGTTATTACTATTTTTCTTATCTGTTTTGCATTTGACCGGGCTCTTGCTGTTGACATTAGTTCGTCTACACAATTCGCAGACAGCGGAAATGGATCTATTGATATCCAATCCAGTATGAATGATGTTCGTGCCATGGATGAAATCACTACTACCAAAAAATATCATCTTGACATCCGTGGTACATCAGTAGGGGGTGGAGTTTTTGAAACTCACTTCAATGAGGTATCCGCTGGAACTGATATGGTATTTGACGGTACCCCGGAGACAGATGTTACTTATACAGAGAAAGCAGAGGGTACTGTCAACTCTGCAGCCGGATTGAATTCAAGTACTGTTTTAGGTTCCGCGAGATTGAATAATGTTAAGAAGTTCAGATCTGAATACATACAGAACGGGAATGACGGACAATTCAACTTGACAAGCGAGTTCGCCAGCGGTCAAATTGGTGGTCGCTATATAGGTCAAACATCTGTCGGTAAAGATATCGTTACCAATGGTTATTCCATTGATGTAACCGGGAATATCGAAAAGTTTGACTTCGAGGTTATGGATAAGTTTCAGGCCCCCGAAAGCAACAGTGGACCATTTGACGATTTTGAGGATATGCAAGGAATCTGTCCATGGCAATCAGAATAAGGGGTTAACCATAAATAAAAGGTGGTCAAAATGAAATTATGTCAATTTGAGATTATCAAAAACATTCCATTCCGTCCAAGAGTAATGTATCGGTGTAAATTAATTAAGCCAACCTACACTGAATTATGGCGCATGTATGGCAAGGCTGACTATGTCGCCAGGGTGATTAATCAGGTTGCAGGGGACCCGATTCAAGGGATGCACTCTCAGGCATTGACCATACTTTATATTTATATACACGAAGCAATGAATTATCACCGCCTTGTATTTCTGATACAATCTACAATATATAAATTGTATCTTAAATAAAAAAGACAAACGTAAATCAACATGATATTTAAAAAAGAGGGGATGATAGTTAATGTATCGAGCCAACATTAAACTATCATCCCTTTTTTACCTTAAGGAGGTTTAAGTGAGTGATTTGTTGATAAAAAATCTTAAAACATTGAAACCGAAACCTTTTTACATTCCGTCCCGATGGTTATTTGTTAGCAAGATTTTAGCCTGCCTGGTAATTGAGTATAAGCATGATAGAATTGTTAATCATCTCATTCTGTTAGCACAAAATATACATTCGTTGCTAATACGTATTTATGGATATAGAAATGCATTACAGTGGGAGCAAGCATACGCAACGAAGGTTTCGCAGATAATGTCATGCAGGACAAATGAGAATGTTATCGATTATCTATTTGATTTTATTGATAAAAAAGAATACTGTGTAGCGTTTGAACCAACCGATCCTCATTACGATTGTGGTTTTTGTCAATTTGCTATAGCTGAAAGTGACGCTCTGATTGCGAATTTCATCCGAGCCCTAAAAGCTTCATACGTAAGTATGTATAATGATAAAGAAAATAATATAGAGGAAATTATTTTTAGTCTCATGTGAAATAATCCTTGACATATGTGTAAAAATACATATAATAGATTTAGAAAAAAAAGGGGGTGAAATTGTGGGCATAAAAATTTCAACATCAATAAAATTGAAGGGGATTAAAAGGCCGCGTGCAACTGTAGACTGGTTATATATTGTTAATGTATTACACTGTTTTATTGATAGTAGTCCAGAAGTCTATCGCGCAATGTGCTTGGCGTACAAGCTGCATAACTTTGATAACGATTGTTTTGGGCGTCTAACCGAAACCGGAAAGAAATTGGAGGTACAAACGCTTGTCAAGGATATGCTGTTAAGCGTGAAAGATTGGACAGTGTTCGCGCAACTTGAACGCCTTGCACAAATCTTTTTAGTTGACAATTATGATTTGTGTACTTATGATTATGGTCAAGATTTCTTAAGGATAATGAATTCTATTTGGATGCGGGATCACAGCAAACCGAAACTCGATTAAGGTGAATATTATGAAGGGGGTGATAACAAAAAAAGATTTTTTTAGAATTTGGAAGTATTTTGGCGTCAAAACTGCTTTTAAGCTCTTAACATCTAAGGGAAACACGGCACTAATAACTTTAATGACTTAATAAGGGAGGTTGCAAATGTCTAATTCTATCAAATTAATCTTCGTTGCATTAATCGCAGCTCTAATCTGCATGTTTGTGTTGAGCGTAAAAATTACATCCAGACACAATTCTATCGTTTCCGGTGCACATGCAAGCGAACACGTATACGCAATACCTTGTCGGTATTCGGTGTCAAAACGACTTGTATGGGATGCTAACACCGAGCAGGACCTTGCTGGATACCGAGTGCACATTAAATGGTATGGTATGATGCAAGACGATTCCCGTGTTGTGGATGTTGGCAACCGTACAACGCACATAGCTGCAGGATTGTGTTCGTGTATAACATACGAATTCGCAGTTACTGCATACGATAAGTATGGCAATGAAAGCAATTATAACGACAGACTGTATATCACTCCCGGCTCTCCAGACCTTGATGGAGACGGTGATGTAGATGGAAGTGACTTGAGTCTTTTTGCGCAATATTATTGTCGTGATAAGTAGATAAAAATAAATATAACGAGAAATTATGTTACCGAATTTTTTAATAAAAAAAGGAGGGAGTGCGTAGATGAAATATAGGATTGAAATTAAATTGAAATTAAAAAAAGATGCAATACCTGTAAGTTCCAGCATTGCTCTTGACTTGCTTAATAAATGCCTTGAAACGCATAACATATGGGCTGAAGGCCCCATGAAATATAAGGCTGAACGTATATACGGTTTTGTGTTTTGCGTATCAAATGTGAAGGATGAAAACATTCATCATCGTTGTCACGAGGTGTTCTTGATGTTGCAGAAAATTCTCAATGCAAATGTGCTGAAGTATTCATTGCAGGAATGGTAAGAAACAGGATATGCAGAAAGTGAGGTTGCCCATGAAATATAAAATTGAAATCAAGTTAGAATTAAAAAAAGATTCAGGGATAACATATGTAAATTCTGATACCATGCACAACTTATTTGATCAGTGTTTCGATACATATAATGTGCAAGTTGAAGACCTTACGCTGTACAGCTTTGAACATGTATACGGTTTTCTGTTTTACATTTCGGACTTGAACGATAAAGTTATTCAGCATCATTGTTACAAAGCTTTTTTGCGGCTTCAAGAAATTCTTAATGCAAGGATGCTGAAATATTCATTACAGGATTGGTAGGAAAAGGGATGACAGTATCACAGTATCGTATTATTAAACCTTTAACCCCAATGGAGAGATGAAATGATAGAGCAGAGAGAGTACAAAATATTATTTGCAATTACGAGTGAAAGTGGTGACGTCGCTAAAAAGGTAGTGCGAACAATCATATCGGACACCCTGGAAATTGATATGGCGGATGTAGTCGTTGTTAATATTGCAGGCAAGCTTCTTTGGGTAAGATTCATTGTGTACGGAAATTACCCCCGGCTGACAATACACGAAGTTGTAACACAGGTTAAAACTGAGCTATGCGAAATTATGAACATGGAACTGTCCGAAATCTTTGCTAATCTGTGCTAATTATAATTATGTGATTATGATTAATCAGGTGAAAGGGAGGGAATCAAACATGACCAAAGAAGATAAAGGGGAATATCTTAATCTCTTGCGCTCAACAGATCCACTCATCGCGAATATTACAAACAAGTACAATGGCAGCTTCACCGAAGATTGCATGCGGGATTGCATCATAGCCTTGTTCGAGCGAGGTGTAGACTTGCAGGATGGAATCACAAAAATCTTGGAAAATCCTACGGGTTATACCGTTGAAGTTCCTCTCCGTCAATTTCTTGACAATCAAAAATAAGGATACACAGGAGGGCACCTGATGCCGATTAAAGAATATCGATGTAAGGATTGTGGATATATCAATGAAATCTTATATCTTTCCAGTGACGATCTTCTCACGTGCCGGCGTTGCGCTGTGTGTGACAAAACAGATCTGGTGGAAGTCATATCACTATCATCTTTCCGGCTCAAGGGGAACGGCTGGTACGAAACCGATTATGGAAAAAAAAGAATAAATTAAGGGGGTAGCAATGGAAATATTAATGTTAAGAAAATGGGAATTGATTTCGTATGCGCTTTATGAATGCAAGCGCTTGCCCGCAATTCGAGACCTGATTGGTATAGCCAACAGAATTGATTCGCTTCTAGTTGATCTCGATTATGATGATTATACAGAATCATGGATAAGAGATTACGAGGAAGTGCATCAAGACATAATCACTGCAAGTACGGCTACTGAATTATTGTATATAATAGAATCCCTCGCTAACGATACAAGTTACTGTTCTGCGTGCAAAAAGCATTCTGAGTTCTGTGATAAATGTTGCTTCGGTAACCAGGGCGGTAAAAAAGCTTTTCAATCCTTTCTTTATCAATTAGAGAGGGCGATTCGCGAAGCAACCGAGATATATCAATAAATATCGAAGGGAAGTGGAGACATATCAAGGGACTTTATTTTTAAAAAAGCAAAATAACCCTTGACGGGTAGCGATATCGGTATTATATTAAAGAAGAAGACAGTGGGATGAAATAAAAAAGAGGGGGGCAAAAGGAATGATAGAAAAAACTTACCACGAAAATGGCACCTTAAAAATCAAATACCATTACAATCCGAATGGCGTTATAGGTAAGATCGAGTATTTCGATACGAATGGTGCACTAAAAAAGATTCGGCACTATATCCACGGCGTCCTCATGGCTATTGAATTTCACAATACGGACGGCACGACGAGCGAGGTTAACCTTAACAGTGGTGATATCGCAAACAATGTTCGTTATCGTCGAAACAGGTAAATATTTTCCCAGCAAGGAGGTTACCCATGAGAATCATTAATTGTATTGTAATCGCTACAGTGTTAATCATTGTCGGTTGGAATTTGCTTGATGTTGTCAATAATGAAATTTGTCGAGCCAAGAAAGCAAAGTCAACGCAAATTGAGTGGATAGACAGCATTGGTAAATAATATTAAAAGGAGAGTAAAGCATCATGAAGGAAAAAATGTTGAGGAAATGGGAGTTGATTGCACATGTACTATCAAATATTCAGGATTTACTTGGCGACGCTGAAACGATCATAGATATAGCAACTGAAATTGATTATGCGCTTATCTATTTGGGTTACGAACACCATACGGAAAGATGGCGCACTATGTATAACGAAAATTGTCGCAAGTTAAATTTACATCAACAGCAAAGAAATCTAAACGAAATACTGAATATCATTCATATCATTGCACACAAAGCCCCTTATTGCACAGCCTGTATATGTCACAAAGAAAATTGCAATCAATGTTCTTTCAATACAGAATACAACGGTCAAGCTATGTTTCGCGATTTCACCAATAGACTAAATCGCGAAATTATCAGGGGGCACGAACAAACACATGAAAGAAAATAAAGCAATCTTCAAGGTTACAAACTTTAAATACAGTCACACGGGCAGGATCATTCCCGAGCCGGGACACGTAGCCAGAGCGCTGTCAGAGCATCTTAATTTATCAAGAGAGGAAATGGTCGTCAAATATATTAAAGTGGCTACAGGGATACTCATGTACGTACAAGCTGAACCATATGGACGGGAAATAGATACGAACGAATTAATTGAATCAAGTGTCCATATTTCATTTGCAAGGTATAATCTGAAGCTTGAATTAATTTAAAAGAAACCTTTACACACAAAAAAGGAGGGGAGCTATGAATCAAGGATACAGCGAAACCCAAAAGACTTATTATGAAGATGAAACTCAAGAAGACGCTATTGATGTTGATGAGCTTTTCTCACCTGAAGAACAAGACGATCTTTTTAACAAAAAACAGGTACCTGGATTACACTTGCCTGATGATTGATTAGGGAAATCGATTCCTCGGTTCGGAAACCATGCACACATGCAAAATAGTGGAATATAACTATGAATTCAATACTCAATTTAGAAAAAAAAACCAAAGAAAACAATAGTATTGAGTTATGTCAATCTTGTGCTGCACGCATAAAATTAAATTCGAGATACCTCTTTAACTTCAGTAGGTGCAGATCATCCGGGTTAACCATTAATGTATGTACAAAATGTTACATCAGGATAATAAATACCAAATATAAAAGGGGGTTTATATCATGAAGGACAATGCTACACAGCGACTTGATGTAATTGCACGTAAAACACGTACGCTTATAACGATATGCTGTGAATGTGGAGTCATCAAATCCATCCAGGAAGTTACCTATCGATTCGCCGGGATATCCCACGGACTATGTATCGAGTGCTACAAAAAGATGAAGCCCGAAATTGAAAAGATAAAATAATCGTTTATGGAAACCGGAGGTTCAATTAATATGAAAAGATCTGAATGCATGAATGATAGTGGTGTTTGCGTTAATTTTAATTGTCGCCATAACGCAATCTGGGGATTAGTTCAGTCACCCGGGGACATTAACATTGATAATATGACTGAGCAAGAAGAAGATGAATTGATTGATCAGTGGCTACAGCTACCCCACTCCTGTACACTGGATTTTGTTGACAAATATCCGGACGGTCAAGGTCATTGGGAGAATGAGTTTGTTGAGCAAGTGAACATGAAACAAAACAAACTCAGGAGGTTATTGTTTGAATCAACGACAATCAGTAATGGTAAGAAATATCACTATGACGGTTTAATCAATAAGATTATTGATAACATGGGGCTCGACAGGGGGGATATAGCGTCCCCAAGCAGAATGCAATTGTACTGTACATTGAATTATTGTGAGATATGATTACAATGAACTGTTTACACTGCGGTGATTGTTGCCTACGAATGTCTCCATTTTCTGCCCCGGAACCATGCCCACATTTAATACAAGATGGAAGCTTTTATTTTTGCGGGATCTACAGTAACCGACCGGCGGAGTGCAGGCGGCACGAATTTTCTACCAAGTCTTGTCCCGTTGGTATGGAAAAGTTAAAGTTAAGCACTATGTTAAAAATTTCAACAAGGATTATCGAGGGAATGGAAAGAGTAAAACAGTTAACTACTTAGATTTACCTGGGGGCAAAAAATGATGTCCCTGTTAATACGGCGAGAATACCCCCGATTAATCCCGTGACAGAGGAGACGATTAATGTGTAAATTGTATTCTTGTGATTTTTAATTTCGACGTCACTGATTCTCTCGCTAATATTTAAATTATCAAACTTATTTTCCATGGCGTTGACACGCAAATGTATTAACGCATTATTCTCTTTCTGTTGTGAATAAATTGCTTGAAGCAGATCACAGATTAACATGTATCTAGTTTCGTGATCTGCTTTCAGCAATGTATCTCTATTAATATCCATGATTCTTACAATACATCATCGGCATCGATTTCCTCAAGAATATCATCAAAATCAAAATCAAAATCAAAACCAAATACGTCGGCTACGATCTGAATCAATTCCAATGCGTCATCCAGATTAATCATTCCGTCGTCAAGCTGAACACCTTCGTACCATGTCCTCACTGCCCTAAATAGCGTAGCAGCTTTCCCGAGACACCCGATAATTCCAAGCACTTTGAACATACCAATACCCTCCTTGTTATTATTTTATTTTAAAAAATTTATGATTCCCAATGACCACAATCACTCTTTGCCCCTTACTCCAATACGGAAAGCAGTCAACTGTACAATAATGATTTGATCCAAAAGTGTTATCATACCCCTTATTATCCATAATATCCCGTGCTGTCGCCAGGCACTTTAAGTAACTTTTATTATACGTGCTATCCAAGCTTGCAATCAATGTGGCGTAACGATTTCTCTTGAGCGACTTATTTGACATACCTGAAAATTGCTTCCTTTTTAAAATTACCTCTCGAATTGTCTTGCCAAACCGTTCTGGACATTCAGTTCTATTCAGGATTACATTACCGACTCCCATCATGCCTTCACGGCCTTCCCCGCGGGCCTCGACATAAATACACAGTGCCATTAATTGATCATCCGATAGCATATCAATCGATTCACATTCGGTATAAATTATACCACTTATTACGATGATAATCAAAAATACAAATAATAGGGATTGCACTATATTTTTTATTGTAATTTTAAATGATTTATTCATAATATTAAGTCCTTAGCCACGTCATATTGATTATTTGTGTGTCAATACCTTTTTCGATTAAGATATGTCGAATCCCATCGCTAGTGTATCCGTATTGCGTAGGAAGGTGCAACGTGACCGGTTGCCCAGGATGGATATCAAAACCAATCTGATGGGGAACCCTAAACTTTACAATTTCGTGCTGATTACACTGAATCGGCACATACCTATCAATTACTAACTGCGCTGTATCATTAGTTGAGCAATCAGCCAGGGACACCGTCCTGATTGCCGTTTCGCCATACCTGCCAACGGATGCCAGGCAGGCGGCATTATTACCTTGATTTACAAATTTTGATGTCCAATCAGGATTCGCATAATATTTAAACTCATATTTATTACACAGAGTTGAATGCTCAGTATACTTAAACGTTGGTGGTTCAATCAAGCTATGGGAAAAGATTGCAACCTGCACAGGTAAAGTTGTATTGTACGCAGCTAATGCAATTTTATTCCATTTAAAGAATTGAAAAATTTTACATTGAGTATAGATCCTATCCAGTAAATCAAACGATCCAGTTTCACTGTTAAGCGCTGTGCTGAATACCCAGCTAGGTAGCAGGGCCTTAACCTCTGCAAACGTTTCAGCATCCAGATCGCCAGCGACCAATCCACATTTAGTAGTTAAAATATATTCAATCTGGTCAACGGGATGATCATTTCTACTGAAAGTTGGGATCGATATCCTGGGTAGGATGTTATTATTCTCTATGAATAATTTGCACTTCCCACTATCGTAACCCTGTAGGTGACACCGTCCATGGTATAGTGGAAAATCAATAAAATCTTCGAGAAGAATACCTGGAGTATATATCCAAATAGTAACTGAAATATCTTTTTGATTAGTGGTTTGAAATTTTTCGATTACCTCATCAGTTCTCACCAGATCAATATTTACTGAATTTACCGAGGATCTAAAAAGTGAAAAACTCAAAGTATTTCGAATCTGGGGGACCGATTGTAATCCATCCCGAGCCACGATCCCCGTTGAAGTATCACTATCAATAATATCTCCACCAGCTTTGGATGTGTAATAACGCGCTATTCCGGCAAAATCGAGTTTCACCAGCCAGTACCGCGACGACGTTACCGCAAAGGCTTCAAGTAATTTATCTGGGGTTGCCATGTCTTAGTTGCTTTCCACGAGTTTAATAGATCCAGTCATCCAATTTCTTGCATGGTGATTTTGATCTACATTATTAATCATGCGAACGAGGTATGCAGCAAGCTCCTCAGGTGTATCCGGGGCCGCAACGGGGACATCATGATTGTGTCCGAATGGGATAAAACAAAACTTCTTGCCTCGCAGATAATTTGCCGTTGCGGTCAAGTTGTTTTCATCGCCATTAAGATAATCAAATGTTAACGAGAATTCCCGCCGGGGCTCGCCGTCCACAACCGGAGTATTGTTGGAACCAAGAAACGATAGATTCTGATTTAAAGTATGACTATATCCAACTTGAAATCCAATCGGCAGTATTGTAGTGTAGCCAAGCAGTGACGCTAACTGATAGTACCCGTGGGGCGTTTTTTGTGATGGAATGGCAATTCGGATATACTTACAAGGTTTCCCGACCATACCGGTAAAGGCTCTATTTTTTTCCAGCAATGTTACCGTGGTGCCAACGGCAAGGGTTAGGCTCGATGCACTGTTAAAGTATATCCATGTGCCGGTTCCATCTTGGCATTCAGTGTTATCAAGTATTTCAACAGATACACCGTTATGTACCCCGGAAGTAATCATTAAACAGTAATCAATATATTTATGATCAATCATTGTTTCATCGAATTCAATCTTGTAAGTATTAGGAGTTCCGGGGTTTCCACCATGAGCGGCGTCACTAATCACTTCACCATTGAATTTATCCATCTTTAATTCACAGGACACAACAGGATTTGACCAGTTATCAATATCATTTGCCTCGAATTTTAATGTTCGCACATTAGTATTCATCACCAATATACCATCAATATGGTATCCGTTTGCATCTAAAACAATAAATTCATCAGATTCATCAGTTGCAGATCTCCAAGGCATTTGTGGGGTTGCCTTGTAAATCGATTCACCGGTATACAAGAATTCAAATTCGATTTCAAATGTATCTCCAACAACAGCGTTACCGCCGGTCCAGTGAATTTTAACTTGTGGGTATATCGGACAAAAATCAGGGGTTCTCGATAACCAGATTTTAGTTTGACCGACTTGTAGCTGTCCATGCTTCATTTGAATGGCGTCGTTTGCAGTACCAGCATTGTAATTACAAATTATGAAATGTCCATCGCATCGGCAAGCATGCGGCCACGAAACGCCATTCACCGCATCGGAAATTATACTCACCCTGGTACTCCATGGTTGTGACGGCCATTCCTGAGTGTACCATAATGTATTTGCGTTATCGACATAAAAAAGTCCAAGGTACCCATTCCATCTCTCGACCAAGCAAGGATAGAAACAATCGCCACTTTGTATCTCATCTGTTAGCCAGCCTCCAAATACTCGCCTTGCTCGCCGTAAAGATCTAGCACTGGTTGCTATAACTTTTTGTTCATACACCACTGCTTCATTCCCGTACGTCGGATTTTCAAAAGTTTTAAATCTTACAACCGGATTATAATAATGATTATCGGAGGAGGACTCAATGGTTTCGATTGACCCCCAGCTCGCTCCCTCATCCGATGAAAATGCACAGTACAAAAAAGACGTTCCAGTTGCTTTGTTATATGTATAAACGCCGATAATATTTCCATTGTCAAGCTGCCTGAAACTATTTATGGCGTAAGCGCTACGAAGTGCCCATGTCGCGCCGTGATCTAGCGAGCGATATGTCTTTGTTACTGCGAACAATTCATTTCCCTGCGCAGCAGTTTCGATAACCGCGAGCACGTGTCCATTATTCAATAGAATCATATCTTTTGGCGTACCCTCAAGTGTCCCGAAAAAATTTGATGCAGCACTAAAATTACATTTACCCCAATCATTGCTGATTTTCTTTTTAACTATACTATCACTATTGTTTTGATATAGCGTGATCAGGTCCCCATTTGATGTCTGACAAGACACAACAGATGAGCCTTGCTTTATTGTATTGTTAACCGTAAGCCTGGAATCCCAGTTTGCTTCATTGATGTCCTTAGCGCCATAGTATGTTACTCCGTCGTCGCGCGAATACTTAAAAGCTGCGTATTCTGGACCTGTTTGCCCAGTCGAATTGCCATCAGTAATTTCAAGTTTATATTCTGATACATCCTGTATGTATGTAACTATCTCGTAAGTATCACCAATAGCTAGTACTTGAGAAAACGCAGAATCAACAACAAGCGTTCCCGTTGATAACGTATTGCTTGCTATTATTTTCTTTTCGCCATTGCAATTCCCGGATGTTATCAGAATTATTATGTCTTTTAATTGATTGTTTCCAAATGATTTCAGTCGTTCTGTATCGATGATCTGTAGGGTAGAACCGGTTGCGGTCACTATACCGGTAACCTTCTTGGTAGCATTTTCAACTACAGGGGCCGGCACATAGCTTCCGGTATTCCCAGATCCATGTCTAACGGGTAGCATATTCATACCGGAAAGCGATGATATATCCACAATACAATCATCCGGCCAAGCTGGGGATGTAATAAATTTGGTAGCCATTATATCAATATCCCTTATATCCCAACAGTATCCACTGAGGTTTGTTGAATTTCTAAATCTGTTCGATCTACGCCAATACTTGTCATGACATCAGAAAACCAGGTCTTTGCGTCCTTCGTTGTGATCACTTCAGCGTTAACAGTGTTTGATATATTGCTAACCTCATTAACAATATTGGTATGTGAGGGTGTAGTTACCTGCTCTGACAGCACACTCATTTGTTCAGCGTTTACATCCATCGCATTATCAAGACTACCAAGAACCTCAGTCACATCATCAAGCACAGGGCTCACCGTGTCAACAAGTATACTTTCCGCAACCGATGCTTGTTCGCCTGCCAGTTCAGCGTTTAATCCCAATGCAGTTTTAAAGTGTTCAAGAACATCATTCATCTCGTTAAAAACCGGTTCCATCGCAGAGATTGTCTCTCCCACAGTTGCGATTTGTGGATCAATGAGTTCCCTGAAAATTTCAGCATCAAATACACCAGTGGATAGAGATTCTGCTATCGCCGTATCGATGGAAAACAGCAATGGTTGCAAAGAATCCTGTATCATAGAGGTTTGAGAGAAGGCCATTAACACTCCATCCACTATAGAATTGTAAACAGAATCGCGCAGTGCATCACCAAATACATCGAAATCACCAGCTTTTAAACCCGTGGTAAAAGCTGCGTTTATCATTTCAGTTGATTTTAATGCGTATGCGTGCAATACCTCAAATAATTCCTGGTATTTCTGTAACGTTGTATCGTTAATTCTATCCATTACAGAAGCTACGTCTTCGTATGTATCAACATTTAACTCAATTACCTCTTGAACAAATTCCGGCAAATACTCTTGAGCTGTACCAAATCTTTCAATTTGATCCCCGATGATCGCTTCGATACCTTTGATCTCAGCGGCAGCCAACAAATCATCAGCGCTCTGCATCCACTGAGTAGTGTAATTCTTAACGATTTCACCAATGTTCATTGTGTACAATTCACCAAACTTATTTCCAACGCCTACGGAAAGGTCTGGCTGATGTGAAATATAATCAATCATCGTGGCTTCAAGGTTATCGGGAATTGTCTCCATGTAAGTAATGTAGCTATCATTGAACAGTGAGATCATTTCATGATAAGCTATGCCGAACTTTTCTACATCTTCATAGTAACCGGACGTTGCCCCCTTAAGTTCCTCAAGAGACATCGCGCCACGTTGCCCCATGATGTCTTTGGGTACAAATCCAAGTTGCTTATCAAATTCAGCGGCCAATCCAAGATCAAGACCTTCCCATGTGGATTCAGTACCAAACAATGAACTAACGAAACCTACTACGCCACCAATCAGGCCCCCAATTAGCGTTCCGATGCCAGGGACAATGAGGGTACCAACGCCTGCCCCCGCAGATGCGCCAGACAAAGCCCCGGTCAATTTATTTGGATCGTCGGAGAAGGCATTTGAAATCATATTGTATCCTCCGAGAGCTATCCCGGCGATAGGCAAGGCCTTTCCCAACACACTGCCACTTCCAAGTAGCCCCCCCAGCGAGGAACCGCTAGTAGCTTGACCGACACCTTCTACAGCCCAGTTAGCCATATCGCCGGACACTACACCGACGCCACCCCCCATGCTAGCCAACCCCGTTCCGGCTAGAGCGGCACCTCCACCAAGCAACCCGGAGATCCCCAACTTATCACCTATCCAGCCAACGCCCTCGCTCAAAATGGATGATCCTATACCACTTTGACCTTGACCGCCAAGATAGCCACCACTTTGACCGCCAAGTAAATCCGATACCAATCCAGTTGCACCACTACTACCACCAAGAAACTTAGTAACTATTGGTACAATCAATTCCTGTGTAGCTAATTGTGCTGCTAACTGTGCAATTTTCTTTAGAATTGATTGACAAAAGCTATCCCAATACTCACCAAGAGAATCAAGCTGTCCAGTCATTCCGTCATAAAATATACTCTCGAACGTTGTAGTGGCGGAGGTGAATAATGTCTCCATAGCTTGGTACCCGGCTTCACCGAAAGTCAGGAACTCATCCTGAAGTTCAATCAGCTTCGCCTTCATTCCATCAACAAATACATCCCCGGCGCGAGCTTGCTTGATCCACTCTTCCTCCATCTTCTCCATGTACCACTGCCATGCCAAGGCAGAATCCCCTAAAATCTTAACAAGGTTGTCATGCTCTGCTTTAAGCAGTTGCTTTCTCACTTCAAAGGCGTGCGCAGACTTGTTATTGATTTCAGTGTAAACCTTATCATAAGTTTGAAGCTTTATGTACGCAGCTTTAGCTACTTCTTGTTCTGCTTTGATTTCTTCTTTCTTGCGTTTCAATTCATCCTGATGCAACTTTTCCTTTTCCTTGCTGGTTATATCTGCATACTTTTGATCCAGCGCTAACTTCTGCACCATGAACACTTCATTGATCTTTGCTTCCCCCATACCAAACTTTACAGCTTGATCCCGATTACGTTTGAGTAATTCTAATTCGTAATCATATTGCTTCGAGGTTAACTTAATATGCTGCTCTGTAAATTTCTTTTCAAAAATTGCTTTTTTCTTATTGAATTCAAGGGTTTCCTGGGCTACCCGTTCCTTTTCCTCGCCTATCTTGATTTGTTTTTTGAGTTCCTCGCTATTTTTCTTGAGCTGCCCTTCTTCCTCAATGCTCTTCAGGATCAATTGTTGCCTTTGATCTATTAATCGCTTCAGCCTCTCCGCCTGAAGCTTATCTGACTGTGCAACATCTTTGGAGTAAAATGTTTTATCAAACCAATTCGTTCCCTTTTCCATGGAATCCATTATTGATCTGATTTCTTTGTCCAGTGCCTTCACAGTTCCAACATCAGGATTAAGGAGCTTATCCATAGCTGCGCTTGCAGCACCCAGTTGCTCTACTAGCGGTATGAATGCTGTTGTAAGCAATCCGCCGATAGAAGCTTTTACGTTACCGAGTGTTGCCTCAAATTCCTGGAACTTTTCTGATGCTGTTGCCGTACTGCCCCCGAGTCTTGATATCAGACTATCACCCTTGGAAACAATTTCATTGATAAATGCAAGTCTCTTTTCTTGATCAGATAATGCCGACACGGTACCGCCAACGGACTGAGCATATTTTTCATTAGCTTCCGTCACAGAAACAATGATACCAGTATTATCCAAAAGCAATCTTGACATTCTTGCCGTACCTAAACTTAAACTGTTAAATGCATCCGCTATTGTTTGTCCGGTCATACGAGCAGTAGAACGAGCAATTTCCATCAACTTAACTGTTTTTTCACCCGATACACCTAGCATGATAGCTGTACCAGCTTTCTGTATAACCTCGCTGGTACTGATTGCTTCACCGGCAGCAGTTTTCAATTGATCGATCAGGAGCGCCGAGCTGATTCCGTGTGCTGCGGTTAAGTTTTTAAATGCATCAGCTTCTTGCTGAACTTTGGCGCCGAACTTAGCCGTGTCATACAAAGCTATTGCGCTATGCAGGGAAACGTATGCACCTACAAGATTCTTAACCGTCGCAACAGAATCGCTAACAGCATTATTCATTTTCTTAGCTGAAGCGGCACCCTTACTAAATGCCTTATCTGTTTTGAGACCGAGACGAGCGAGGTCACCCTCGAATTCTTTGAGAGTGACCTCACCCTTATAATCAACGCCCAATTCAACTACAATTTTTCCAGCGTTACCCATTTATTATTTTTCCCTTGTCCCGGCTAATCTAGCAAACATTTTGTTTGATTCCTGGGTATGCAACCATTGTTCAACAACCCCAAGGTCCATCCAGTCTTCTTTCGATAAATCATTTGCGGCAAACGGGTAACCACCTTTCATAAGTAATCTGATTTGTAACAGCTTCAGGGTGTAAGGTGAAATCTCTTCGGGCTTCTTTTTCTTACAATCCTTACACGCCCATGTATATTTTGATCCAAATTCAAGCTTACACTCCTCTTCTACTTTCTCGGTACAGAGACCCTCGGACATAGCCCGAAGGTCCCTTATTAGTTTTTTGAGATGTCCTCATCATCTTCGTCGCCACCATCGTTTTCCATTCCGGTTTCATCGGCGGCTGAAACAGAGGCCTCGAAAACCGCCGCTGAAAAATACTCAACAATATCTGAAGCGTATTTCTGAAGATACTCTTTCCAGTCAGGGAGGAAAAATTCCATATTTGGATCGGATGAAATGGCAACCGTTACCCCATCAACTTCTTGCCCAAAATCATTCTCAGCAAATCCCGTTAAAAGCTTTAAGCCGTACTTCAATCTGACTGTGCTTAACTCAATTTTCACTTTTTTACCAATACGCTTGACAAGAGCATTGCTGTAATTCATTCGATCTTTGGTTGTCGGCATATCGTAATACAGTGTTACAGTAGTTTCACTTAACCTGTCCAGTACCTTTAATTCATTTTTTTGCGCGCCTAATACTCTCATAATCCTTTACCTCCATCGGTATTTTTTTTGTAGTGCCGACCCCGCATAAACACCGATGGAGTGCTCACACGAAGCCGACACGAAGTTTAACCCCCTATTCTATGCTGCGTAGGTCGCTATTTCATTCTGTACCAATACTATCGCGGAACCGTAAGTAGCATCCTCGAGAACGGACAGGTCACCAGCCTCATTTATTCTTTGACCGTCAACGGAAACCTTATTATCGAGTATCCCGCAACGAGGAAAGATCAGAGTTACGGAATAATTTTCCGTAGCGCTAATTGCCGCACCAGTTGCCACAATTTTAACGCCAAAATACTCAACAGTGTTAGCGTAATGCTTTATAATTGCGTCTCGCAACTCACGGTTTAACGTGAGTGTCTGGGTTCTTGCAGGCCGGAATATCCTGCTTGCAAAATTACCCCCAGCACCCGGGAGGAATTCAACTGCGAATCCGTTGGTTACCGTATGAGTAATATCGGAAATCTGATTACTGATAGTCTTACCACCAACAAACTCAGTACCATTCCACTTCCCGCCAAGATTAACTTCGACTTCGGAAACTCGCAAGGGACTCTCGTAAACCATATCTCTTTCCGCGGTCCACGTTTGACCACCACGAAGATAAATGATTTTGAATGTCCTGTCCTCGATGCCTGCACCACCAGCGATGATCTGAATTGTTGTATCCGAGGACGACCCGGTTACACCAATCTCACTCCACTCACCAGTACTTTCCTGCATTCGTACCTGATGAATATTATCCGCCCTGCTAGCGGAATCAGAACCGTTTATGGTTCCATCCACTACGGTCAATTCTGTGGTGTCTTCTGCATCAACTACTGTCTCCTGGTAGGAAAGTAATTCATGTTTACCAGTGCCAACAAGGCTTCCATTAACCGACACCCAATCATCCTTGCGAAATGTAGACGTTACGGATTCAACCGCCATGGATGTATACTTTGCGTAATCAATCACGTCGCCTTCTCGAAAGACTAGTGTCATTGTCGGGTTGGAGCGAAGCAGTTGCAGGTCACCGTCAATCGGTTTGATTGTGTGCAGCCTTCCTCCGCCAACCAGATCACTACTTACAATGTTACCAAAACCGTAAGCATACAAAATTGCAAAGTGTTGTGGTTGTGCTCGCTTAAACGTCCATGCCATAGCAGATGTCCCGCCGAGCGCATAGATAACATCTGCTTCCTCTTTACCAGTTAATTCATCAACATTATTTTCTCGCCGATGAGTAATATCCGCCATATCCGTTACTGCTACCATTATGGCAGTGTCGGTCACCTGGTCCACATTAATTCCTGTTTCCATTGTGTTAGCTGACACAGCTACCATATTTTTCTTTGCTCTCGCGCTTCTCATTACCTCTACCTCCTCAGGTGGATCTATGTAAATATAATAAAATTTAGTGCTTAATATATTTTTGACTCCAACATACAATTGATATCCGAAGGTGCCCATTCCCTTCGGCTCTGTGATGAGTGAAAAATCTTTTACCCACACAGTACCATTATTAGTTTTATAAATTCCATCAGTATCATTTGTAGTTCCAATAGTTGCATATAATTCATCGTCAAAAATTGCAAGCTCGTATGACGATTCACTTACAAGACCCGCCCGAACCTTGATCCACCCGGCTCCATTTGAACGATATATCTCCCCGATCCCGTTAAGGAGATATAGATACCCTTTGAATGTCTTAAGATCTGCGTATAAGGAGCCGTCATTGGGTATTGTGCTATCTTGTAATACCCAATCCGTTCCGTTGGCGGATTTATAGATTTTTGAATCAAGCGAAGCCCAGAGTTCATTATTGAACACTTCTAATGCTTTTGCTTTTCCTTCAGTAAAATCATGACAAGTACTCCACGTACCAGTAGCACCAGTTTCCGATCTTGCAAGTAATCCACTACTGCCTTCCCCGATATAAAGATGATTATTGAATTCGCAAAATCTAAATAATCTTATTGCGAGATCCATTACTTGCTCCCAGGTAATTCCATCAATTGTCCGAACCACTACACCATTGTTTTGATAGGAAGCATACAAATAATTGTTATAAACATATAAATCCCATACAACATCTTGATCAGATTTGTAAACTTCATTCCATGATATTCCGTCTGATGTCCTATATATCTCACCGTGTAGCATACTGCCAGCATAGAGATTACCCTTGAATTCACAGATAGCAGAAACACTATTGGTCTCTCCTACAATTTCAGATATATATTCCCATGCCATAATTACTTCCCTTTCTCAACTACTCAACAGTATACTATTTTATTATTTTTTACTGTTTTTTATTATATCATTATATTGAAAATTACAGTAAAAAATAAATCTATAAATCATTATTATGGTCTATTGACTTGTCTCTGATATTCGTAAACAAGAGTTTTCTGCTGTAAAACAAAATCATCGTACTGAACAGGTACACTTCCTTCTTCGCTTCGACAAAATGCTGATTCTATGTCTCCGCAATTTGCGAGTAAGTATTCATCAAGAATAGTATGTATTTCTTCAACAATACTTAACAAACCATTTTCGCTTGTCAATATATCATTTTTTGATACATCCACTGATATATATAAAATAATATCATCGGTTTCATCTAATCTGTTTCCCATGCACTCTTTTCGGGATACCGCACCATCCTTTATACCAATTGCCGGGAAAGTTATTCCGAACGGCAGGATAGCTTCATCAATAGCTATGTACGTAGAGTAATTCAACGTATCCAATCGATCCTGAATTGCAAGCATTAAGTCTCTCATGATTTATATCCTGCATACCCTTTCATTCTAAGTTCAAATTGTCTTTTCACATTGTATGCAATCTTATCATTTTTATTTCCCTGCATCACTGCACCCATGATCCATCGTCGTGGAACTTTTATACTCATTGTTGATTTACGAAGATGTATTCCTCGTCGGTGTAAAGAATTTCGATAATTTTTTGAGGGATTAAAACTGTATCCATCAGCATGGTCAAGCGCGAGGTTACGCCAATTGGTCATCTTCCATCCTTCACCCAGAAAACCGATACGAACCTTGAGCCTCTCTTTATCAACTTTATATAAAACTCCTTGATGTAAACGTAATAATGGTTTACTTGCACTTACTTGACGTTTAAATCTTTTATCCCTTTTCCTTTTACCTATAATTAATTTATTTTTATATGTAACCCGATTCCTTAAACCCAAATTACCAGATATCAATCCATCTTTTGTCTCTTTGTATATTCGATACCCTTCTTTTCGCAATCCGGTAAGAACAGCACCGGTGAGTTGTTTGTCAACGCCTTCAACAGTTTTAAGGTAACCTTTTAGAATTTTTGCTGAAAATTGTAACATTTTAATACCGATAAAAGGATTTGCTTGTATTAATAATCCACGTTCCCTGCGCAATCCCACCACGAACACCGGTCACATGGTGTACGGTGTAACCCTTTTCATAAATCTTAACCGGTTCACTATAATTATTATAAACACGTATGGCTGTGTAAAGATTGTTTTTTAATATTGCAAGCGATGATGGCTCAAAAGTTTTGTGTGTTTTACTTAATTCTTGTATCCATAACAATCCATCGCTGGTTTTAAATATTCCACCATACTCCAAAGATAATGAGTCTCCGGGAATACTACAATACAATTCGTCCTGATACATTGAAAATTGAACGTGACCAAAAGTAACATATGGTATAATCCTTGTACCGGACCCCCACGAAACACCATCACTAGATCGATAAACTGAATTAGTTTCCGTAACAAAATACAAGTATTCATTACACTCTTCTATGTCGGAAATATTCCACGCTAGATAAGATGGCGTAAAGCTCACCCCATCTAACGATCTTGCTAACATTGGTCTCGTTGCAGGAATATCACCAAGAAGGTAGTATAAATATCCTTTAAATTCCTTGATAGCTCCCCCGTCATAGCCATTGGATATATACATATGGCTTGATAACCACGTTCCCGCATCCCCGGTTGCAGATCGATACAGATTGATCTCCTGTCCTATTTGCGCAGGTGAATCGAGTGTACTCATGTACAAATATCCATCGAATTCGCAAAACCGATACCCGGAATCGAAGATACCCGGCAACCCTTGATATACGGATTCCCAATCAGTTCCATTTTCCGTTCTCAAGATTTCACCAGGAACTGACTGAGCAATATACAATGCACCCCCATACACGCACATTGCATCCGTTGATGTCTTCGCTGAATCGAAAACCGTTTCCCAGTTTATAGCATTATTTGACCTGTAAACTTTTCCATCATCAGCACTACCCGCATAAAGATAATCTTCAAACGCACACAGCGACTTAATCTCAATTTGATCCTCGATTTCTGACTTAATTTGCCAGATAGCAGATCCATCTTGCGCCGCACCAATGGAAATTGTATCACCTTTTCGAGGCTTCGCATTTAATTCAGAATACCTTATTTCAAAAATTTCAGCATCACCAATAACTTCTTCTTGTAAAGTGGGATCTTCAGATAAGACTAAGGCCCTGAGATCGATACCGGGCTTGCCCTTTGGGGTATAAACAACATTCTTTGAATATTCGCCGAGAAAACGATCTGAATACAATATATCCAATGCTTTATTGATATAGTTTCCCATAGCGATATCAGTACCCCTTAATTGATTCTTACTACAACAATCAATTTGTGTAGCTAGCACAACGTATTATCGTACTAGCTACACACTTATTTACATGCAATACTCATTATTGATTAGCTGCAACTACCCTTTGCGAGCACTGCGGGTCTATTGCACCATGGCAAAGCATTCATCTGTACGTGAATATCGTATCCACGATTAAATTTGCGCTCAACCATCTTTGCATACATGAGCTTGCCCTTAGTCCCAATAGTTTCGGTAAAGTCACCTGGAGCCACACTGGTACTCATGGCACCCGTACCTATAGGGGCAAAGCGACATGTATCTGCTGCGATAAAGGGCTTCGCAACCCCAGCAGCATTTGCTGATTCACCGACGTATTCAATGAACTTGATACCGCCAATAAATATAGCATCGTCCTCATCGGCTTGACCATAAGCCACTGCACCGGGATGATTCACAAACCATTCCTTGACCGTGGGATGCGCACGAAGCTTATCCATAAAATCGGCATCCGCGATACCCACAACGCCTGTCATGATCTCACCCTTAAGGCTCTTTTTGATATGCCGACGCACTGAACGGCAAGCGGCAGGTATATCGGTACCAGCAACGGAAAACTTGAAGTCCTGGTCGAATTCTGCGACGCCCGATTCAGTGAACAGATTGTAAATCACAGAACCGTCTGCATCAAGAATCTCGCCTGCCAGGGCACCACAACGATGATATTCAAGGGTAATCGCAAGCTTTGCCTTATACTCTGCAAGCTTGTCATTAATCACTTCGCTTACACCAGCCATGGGGGCCGCCGTACCAAACGCACGCACATTGGCATACTCTTCCGGCAGCAGGACACCCTCGTGAGGCACATGGGGGATAACAAAGCTCCTTATTTGACGTCCACCACTTGTGGTAACCGTAGGCGGTCCACCAAGAGGGGCTGTGGGCAGAATTGTAAGGACACCATTCTTCTCTTCGATAGAAATTGTTCGGGTGTACACACCTTTTTCTGGAAACAAATTCATACTTTCCATGAGGCCGTACTTGTTTTCTTGTACATTGATCGCGGCGGTCAACTCGGATACTCCGAAACCGTCGTCAATTGTAATGAATTCCGGCATTTTGAATACCTCCTTATAGTATTATTTTTTTTTGTTTTTACTTAATTATAATTTGCTTGCGTGCCTTATGCACCAACCCGAGCTATAATTCCAAGACCCTTGAGCTTTGCAATCGCCTGAACAACAAGCACGCCCGCAATCAGATCAACTGTCCCACAATCTACGCCACCAACCTTAATGGCGTCGCCATCCGCCAAATCACCCACCAGATCATACACGTGTATCACACCCGCAGCATCTCCGCCTGCCCACGTTCCAGAGGTAACAGTGATTTTGGCCGCGGTTGCCTTGTCTGCACCGACACCGATTACAAGCGCATCTGCTTCAACAATCTCTGTAGTGCCACCAGAGTCAAAAGGTATCTCAAAAACCAGACTCTTTTGATCGATGAGTGCTTCTCTAGCGACCAACACTTCGCTTGCCGCCATAAAACCACATGCATCATCGGCAGAGCTGTCATATGCTTTCACGTCATTACCATCAACCTCAACAACGGAACCCACAAGCAAGTCAGACCCAGCCTTTTCGCTTACCTCGTCACGGGAATATTTACCGTCTTCTTCCCACTTCAATACGCTTTCCAGACCTCGTTTCATTACTTTTACCATTTTAGTAACCTCCATTCCTTATTCAATTATTTTTAATTCATTCAATCCGTTACTACCAGTTTACCTACTTACCCTGCTTTCCGTATCGCTTGACCGCGTCGGCTACAAGGAAACCCTCTTTGTCTCCATCAATAAATGAAGTAGAGATATCCCCTTTATTCATGCTCTCTGCATCCGAAAGAATAGCAGTCATGGCTTCCTTATGAGACATATCAATGTACTTAGCGCAATCGGTCATATCCATACCGGCTACGGCACAAGCCTCCATAACGCTTTTCACATGACTTGCATGCCCAAGCTTATAACCAGCTACCTTGTTCTTGACCTCGCTATCCATGTTAATATTAATATCCGCAACAGCTTTCACCGAATCGGCCTTGGCGCGCTCAGCACTTATGTATCCCATGGACTCCATCACCAACGCAACATCGTCTATACTCATCTCTTTCAATGCCTTCCCAACATCCTCTTTATTCATCCCTGTACCCCCCTTTTCACTGAATAAGTCAATTATCATCCCTTCTTTGGCAAACAGTTCCTTTACATTAATAATTTCATCTGCCAACTTGTTATCAATTGCATAATGGCCATCAAAAACCTTTGCCTCGGTATCAAGCAACTCCTTAGTGGGTAGGTTACGATACTTTCCTACGCGCTCAACGAAAAGCTGTCTTATCTCATCAACTTCTTGTTGCCTATGCTGCTTGGCCTCATCACTCAACTGTTTGTACGGTGACCCTTCAACCTTATTCTTTCCCGATGAGATAATCGTTACATCACGACCCTCTTTTTCGAGACTTTTTTCAATGCTGGTATGTATAATTGCAGCACCTATACTTCCAACTCTTGATGTTTCTGAAATATATACCCTGCTTGTAGCTGAAGCAATCAGGTATGCCGCCGACGTGGCTTGATCATCCACAACACTCACGATCTCAATATCATTACGTAAATTGTAAATTGCTTCAGCTGTATCGAATACACCAGCAACTCCACCACCCGGAGAGCCAATTCTTAGCAAAATTTTTGTAAATCCTTCTTCAATCGCACTGGTAATATTACCCAGAACCTCTCCGTAAGTAGTACCCCAGCCAGTATTTAACAGTACGCCACGAATATTTACAATTTTTACATCTTCGTGGCTAACTATCTTGTCCTCTTTTTCCTGAAATAAATCAAAAATATTGAAAGCAACAAGATCATCAGGGTCAATCATAGCCACTTTTCCATCAAATATTTTCTTGATCATCTTGTCATTAACATTGTTAACATTATTCTTACTCATCGTCCTTGTCTCCCTCTGCTTCAGCTTTTTCGTATTCCGATAATTGACCATACTGAGTTGCCTGTTTCGCATTACTATCATATACCAATCCAAGCTCGCTTGACCTGTCTTGCAGCTTAGCATTCTCACTATCAATCATACTACTATCATATCCACCAGGCATCGTGGCAAGTGCGGTGTCACGAGTCGCGAGCCCAGCCCTGATTGCCGTGACCTTTGTCGCTATATCTTCAGTTGGCTTAATATAATCCCAAGCGTCTGCTTGCCAACGAATTGTTCTGTATTTCCGGGTACTCATATCTTTTTCTGATACGTTCAATAAATCAAATTTTACTCCCATTTCAAACTTGCGAGTAACTGTTGGCCGGCAAAATTGATGAATAATGTTCTGTGTCTGATACGTTCTGTACAATCTTCTGATATTTTGCAGAGCAGTCCTTACCGACGAAAAAGTAACTCCACTGTAATCACCAGTCAATACTTCTTTGAGCACATTTAGTCCCCGTGCCAGGTCTCCGTGCTGAGTGGACATCCAGTCATTATACGACCCGGAAACATCCTTAGGTGAGGACAGTGTAACTCTCTGCCCAGGATCAAGCTCGACAAAGGTAGCTGGTTCCATCGCAATCATATTGTTATCGGGGTCCTTAATCCCCGGGGGTTTGCTGCCAAGAAGCTTGCGATTATTTGCATTATAGTCAGATTCAATAAAACCACCAAACATTGCAGTAGTTTTGCGCCTCATCAATTCTGCATCTACAGCCTCATCGATATCCTTTGCCTTTACGATAACAGAAGCAATCAACGGGTACCCACGAATCTGTCCAGGCCTTAACGGTCTATAGATGTGAGCAACCCGTGAGGCAAGAATCCTTTCAGTAATAAGGCTATCGTGACGCTCATCGTCTTGAGGGTGAGTTTTATACATATGGTACGCCACCCGTCTGCCCCGACGATTAAATTCTATGCCCATTACTATTATGTTTCCATTGGGAAGCAACATGTTTAGGGAATCAGGTACCTGGTCGGATTCAATCAATCTAACCTTCAAAATATATTCACCGTATGGATTTTTTCCAGTATAATAAAGAACAAAGCACTCACCGGAAGTAACCATTGAACGAAATACTAGCGACTGTAAACCATAAAAATCATTTACTCCATCGTAATCACAGTCAAGTACCCATTCATTCCATTCCTCTTTTAGTTCCTCATCATTGTCAAACATTTTAAATGACGGAATAAGCCCTGAGCCAACAACATCACTTACGAGGCTGTCAAATGTACCCGAAATAATTGGATTTGATCGAATGAGCGCATGGCATCTACTCCTGAGAGCTTGCAACGAACATCGAATTAATGCATTCGGCCCAGAGGAATTGAGCCCCCAGTACCCGAGCCTGCGACCGCCAATCGCCCCGCCTTCAAATCCATACTCAGGTTCATACGCAGTCCCGTCTGCCATCAATATACCGTTATCACTATTCATTTATATTATAATCCCTTTCTCGAAGTAGCAAGCATAAATTGCTTTCTGTTCGGTAAGGTGGCAACTGTTACATCCCCGGCTATTACCTCGCGAATATTTTTCAATTCAGCAAGTTCAACTGAAGCGAAGGACGTTGTCTTGCCTGCTACGGTAATACTTACAACTCGTTCGCCTGTCGCAAGATCAAGGATTGCTTGGTTAACACTATCTAAATCGGCCTGAGTAAACATAATAGTCTCCTTGTAAATAAAAAGCTAATAAATTATACCATAAAACTATAGGTAAAAAAAAATCCATTGAGTATATTCATAAATAATATGTGAATATACTCAATGGATTCAAATCAAGTTCTTAATATTAATTATTAATTACTAATTACTCATTACTAATTACTCATTACTCACATTACTCATCTACCCTTACTCATCCATTTGCTCTGCACAGACCGGTATCGTCCTCTTTGACCATCTTGATCTACAATATCCGTACTGCGACGCTCGGTGTCATCAGCTACAAGATGGACCCCTCCTCCCGGACAATCCGGTTCGGCCAAAGTTAAAGCAATACAATCCGCATCAAAATAATGATTATCCTTTTTAAATGCATGCCATACGATCTTACCCTTTTTCTTTACCTTTTGCTCTGCCCGAATTTGCGAAAAATAATCTTTACCTGTTTTTTTGTGGAAGTACGCGGCTTTAGTTCCATCACATATTGCTTGAGTAACAGAATAGTGATACGCATCCTTAGCCTTGTTGGTATCGATAAGCAGTAATCTCATACCTCCTTGCAATGGCTTCCCTGATGGAGTCTCATCCAATACCTTTCCAATCTTCATGCGCCCCTGTAATGCATTACTTGATCCCTTAACGGGAAAAAGTGCACATCCGCGCCCCATGTTATTTCTAATCCAAAAATATACCTCCTCCGTCATAGTTACAGATTCATTTAACCTTGTACCACCAGTATCTAATCCGACTCTCCATATTCCGATATCTATACCGGAACCCACTTTGCCAACAGGATAGCGAGTATTGAATAATAAATCCTCCACTCCAATCCAAGAATCCAGATACCCGTAATGAATTAAAAAAGATGTATAATCACGAAACCAGGCCCTAACACAAAAGTACCTCCCATATTTCTGATTATCGATACCGCATGTAAGTGCGATTGTACCTTCCGGCGCTACCTGTGGATCGAGACTGTGACGCTTAGCCTGTTCAAGCACCGACTCACTGATTTTCAGCACAACCTCTTTATATGATTGAGCAAGAGTTGAATTCTCGAATCCCTGCCGCTTACCGGGATCGTTGAATGAATTCTTGTAATTATTCACAATTTTAGAAATTGACCCAGATTTTCCAAGTAAAGAGTAAAGTCTATTCACACTCAATCCCTTTTTGCGAGGTTTATCGATTAATTGTGTTCGAGGAACTTCTATTCCTTTTTCAACGGCATCGTTTTTCTGGATTGTTGACCATAACTTCCCGCACGTCCCACACGTGTACCCAGCGGCCATAATTTGATCTTGCGTTGCATTGCGTCCGCCTTGCCAGGTAATTTGCCCAACGTTATGCATCTCCCCGTCCAGTCCCCTGTATGCATTATCCTTGAATTCCTCGCAACGCCCAAATCTTAACGGTTGCTTGATACCACAATGCGGACAGGGTACATGCCAATCATAAACTGCATCACAGGACCCCATTTCGACATCCATGTTGCTATCTGGTATCGTTGGCGTCGAAGTCAAGATCACTTTGAATTCATAATACGATTCTGTTCGTTCTCGCATAAGTGAAATTGGGGAGGCCTCCTTACTTTTCACATAATAACCGGGCTTGCAGATTTCGTCACCTATCACAATCTTGCAATCCCTGGACCCGAGACCGGAAACGGAAGATGCCCAAGCCATTAACACGTGTGACCCATTAACAAAGGAAATTTCTTCATCACTCGCCCCGCGTGGTAGGATTTCCTGAGATGACATTTTGAAAATACGGTCCTTAGCGATATACTTGGACGTTTTTTGATCGGCAAGTACGAATAGGACTGTGCACTGACTTTGAAAGGTATGGTAAAGCGATGCAATCACTAAGAAAGTTGTCCCGGCTACTTGCGCAGATTTATTTAGGACTATTGTCTCAGTATCCATTTCTGTGGCCCAGTCAAAAAGCGGTCTCAAGTAAGGCGTCCTCTTGACCCTCCAGGCCCCCTGTTCGGCAGATGAACCGCTTAACTTGATATACTTCTCACCCCATTGGATCATATCTAATTTTTCCGTAGGTGCCCACGCCTTTTTCTCGGATGATCGCCAAGATAAATCTATGATATCATTATTCTTTTTTCTACTCATGAGTTTAATACCGTTTAGTTGCATTCATATAATTTATTACAATCCACTGTAATTTACTCTTCGATTATAATTTTATTGTATACCACACTTTCAAATTGAGCACAAAAAAAATATTATAATAAAATTAACACTTTACACTTAGCATCAATTCATTTGTTTATAAAAATTATATTTCCATAACGCAATCATTCATAAAAG